AAGAAGCGACAGTTTCAGTAAAATGGGCTGTCCTTCGTCTTTCCGACCCAAATTATTTCTTTGTTTTTAGTGAAGAAGACCGTGAAGAATTGTTAGCATTGTCGGATAAACTTGTTCTAATGGGCTGTAAAGAAACTGGAAAGGATATTTCAACTGCTAAAGATTTAGCAGATGAACTTCTGCCTAAAAAAGCAAAGCCCAAGCCTAAGCCAAAACCTAAACCAAAAGCAAAAACTTCTTCTAAAGCAAAGAAAGAGTAATCGCTACATTAAATAGGTGGAGTCTTTCTCCACTAATTGAACAGGTGAGAGTATGGCAGGTATAGGCGGATGCAGAAGTAGTGGTGTTTTAGGCGCAAGTGCGGTTGTCAGTAATGAACAGGCTAAGTTAGTTAGTATTCATTCGGCAATCTCAATCTCCGGTGGAGATGCAGTAACGGTTAAAGTTTTCAATGGAACAGACAACACGGGAACAGAAGTTGCTAGAATACATCAAGCAACTAACGGACACTATAACTTAGAATACGACATGCATGGTGTTTTGTGTAGGAATGGGATATTCCTAGAAATAACCGAAGCGGGAAGTTCTACGGCTAATATCTCCGTCGAGTTCAATTGAGGTTTTATTATGGCGGCATTAAGTCAAGATACAAGGTTGGTTATGACAATTTTATTTGTCGGAACGGTTAGCGGAGCGAATGTATATTTTTATTCAGCATATGGTCTAGGTTTTCCTTATGGAGCATTAGCCCATTCTGTTTTATTCGGGCTTATCACAGTAGGAGCGATTATGGTTATGAAGGCACTATTTGATTTATCACTAAATGATAAGATAGAAATAAGGTTGTTAGACAGACAAATAGAAAATCATTTCCAAAGACTACAAAGGGAAGAACAAATTAAAACTAAACTACAAGAAAGTATGAAACAGTTTGGAACAGTAAGGCGTGAAACATGGCGAAGTGGAGTAATGGCTAACGAAGAATACGACGACAACACAATAGGAAATGAATTCTTAGCGACTATACAACAGTAGGTTGTGGTCATTTGGTCTTTGGCGACATAATGGGCTTTAGTGAGTCCGACTATGTATATAATCAAAGTCGAGCGCATTCGGCAGATATGTTCTTCATAAAAATGAAGATGTATTTTTGGGGTTCTTGTGCGGCACTATCAGCCTTTTTGATTGGTAATATAATGGGAGTCTTTGACATTAATATAATGGGTTGGATTATAGAGAGGGCTAAGGATATTTGGGGGCATTAAATGTCCATAATGACTGGCTTTGCCATATTGGTCGGTGAAGCCATAATAGGATTTTACAAAAGAGTTCATGCAATTAACTTCGGAGTCTATGGCTCTACAATGGTTGGTAAAACAACTTTGAGCCATCAACTTAGAACAAGGGGTGAAGTTCCCACAATAAACGATAGAACTGTTGGTTTACATAGAGCCACTAGAAAAAATGTAAAGATTGATGGTGACTCTCATACAATTAAAAGTGCTGACTTAGGAGGAGAGGCAGACAGGTGGCCTTCGGGTAGAAAGAAAAAAGAAGCAGACTATCCTATGGCTGTCGGTATATGGGCTAACAAATATGATATGTGGGGAGAGAAATATAAAAGTGATAAGCCTATAGATAAACATGAAATATTTGAACCATTTACATACGGGATGAGGCAGTTGAATGACAAGGGCATACCTTGTTTCAAGTATATAGTATCAGCAAAGTCCGACCCCGAAATGGTGTATAAAGGAATTACTAGTATGATAAAAGATTATTGAGGAATAAAAAATGTATCAGCAACCGAATTTGATAAACACGCAACAAGCAAAGAACGCTTTCTTGCCTAAACTACAGCAGTATAGAGCAGTTGGGCCGATTGAAGATTATAAGTTTGATGCGCTAAAACCAAAGAAGCAAATGAAAGAAATAAGAAAAGTATTGCTACCGGAAAAGAAACAGATATTGTTTTTGAAGTATGGTCACAAATTTAACTTTAAAGATAGATGTGTGGTATGTGGAACTCACCATATTTGGGAGTCCGGTGATTATTTAAGACCACCAATACCACTAGATAAAGTAGAGAAAGGAAGACCACTTAGAGGAACTTACTGTCCTAGACATGCGGCTATCCATAAGCAAATGGAAATGCTACAACAACAGATATTGGCTGATGAACATGGCTTAGATTTTAAAGCATTTATTCCTAAAGCAAAAATGCCTTCTATGTTGAAAAGACAACAAATAACTGACTTAACAAAAGAAGATGTTATGAGGCTGACTAGCATGGGATGGACTATAACGCCACCAACTCCAATAGCAGACGAAGAAACACAACTGGCAGAAATAGTTAGATTGAATACTGAAATACAATTAAATACAGAAAGGATAAATCATTTATTAAAGGGAGCGAAAGGTGAGTAATATGGGAATTTTAGGAACAAGTAATAAAACTGTTTTAGGAGCAGTTCAACAACAAAGCGACCAACAATTTAAGAATGTAAATAACTTACTTTCTTTACAAGATAATCATGTCGAAGAGTTCTTTCAATATCACGGTCAAATGTTTTTGACTCAGATGGAGAAACTTATGGAAGATGTTGTAGAAAGAGTAGTTAGTAAAATGTTGGCTAAGTTACAGTTCACAACTGATTCTACAACAGGCATGCTAAAGATTCATAATGATGCTATGAGAGAATTTGAAAAGATTACGGCAGAAAATATAGAATTAGATATACAAAAAGTATTAGATGCGGCTATCAATACAGAAGTTGTTAATCAAAGAAAGTTAGCAAAACAGCAATACTTAGAATCACAAGGATTTAGCGGTGGTGGTGGTATGCAAACACAACAAATGGCATCACCAACCGCAGGTGTAGCAATAGCGGGATTAACTGGTAATATGCAACAATATAATCAAGTTCAAGGTGCTATGAATAATGGTAGTGGCTATCCTATTCCACCATCGGGAACTGACAATTATGGAAGACCATATTGGATAGATGCTCAAGGACAAATGAGTTATGAGCCACCTTCTAGCGGTTTAGGTTTAGGTAGTGCCATACAAAAAGGTGCGGCTTGGGCTAAATGGTTAATGTGAAGGTGGTTCTTTGAAAGTAGGTATTGTGGGTTCTTCTATTCCCGATTGGAACGAAGAAGTCGCTTTCGAGTTTTTCAAAGAGTTTGCTATTCATGATGTTTTAGACAAGAAGAAACAAATTAGATTGGGAACAGAAAACCAATCAGTTGATGATATAAATAACATATTAGATTCGGATGAAATCAAATCAAGAAATGTTGGAAAAGGATTTAGAATTGCAGATTATAGAAAGATATACAAAGATGGTTTAGATAAAGTTAAAGAAACTAAGATAGGAGAACTTATCGAAGGAGAACCACTTAAAGAAAAATTTGTTCCTCTAAAAGAAATAGAATCTTTAATGGATAAAGCACCTAAAGAATTGAGCAGGGCTGTATTAGCAAGAATATTAGAATCCCCTACTGATGAAAAAGATACTAAGATTGCATTAAAGGAAGGTATTGATAATTACGATAGTTACTTCAATAGTCTATATGAAGTTACAGAAAAAGAAAGTAAAGTCAAGAATGGAACTCAAACTACTAAGACAGTTAGAATAAATGAATTAGATAATTTTAGAGATGGTGCTAAGTTCAAAAAATTAGTAGAATTAGGTTTTACTAATATAACTATAAAGGGAGAAAATAAAGAAGGCCAAAGTTATAACTTAATAGAAGAATTAAGCGGTAAAGTTCCGGCAGGTGATGTTCGTAGTAGAACCGACATTAACCCGATGTTTCGTGGCTTGTTTCCTACAGAAGAACTTACATACGATACAAGAAAAACATCAAAAACATTAGACCTACAAGAAATACCACTTTACTTAATTAATAGATTCAATAATAGTTTAAGAAAAATAGGAGAGGGTAGTTCAATAGACCCTTTAATTTTAGAAGCGGCTGTTAAGTATGATAGAGATAATAAAGAAACTGTAAAGAAATATAAGTTTCTTGATAGTGTTCCTAAGATGTTAGAAGGTTTAGAAAAAACTATTCTCAATGAACTTAGAAAAGAAATGATAGACATTGAAAGAGATTTAGAAGATAAAAGTATTTACGAAGATAAAGAAACTGAATCGGGAAGAAGAATAAAAGAAGGCTCTAAGTTTGCTCCCGAACAAAGCAAAGTTATGGGTTTAGCAAAAAAGAAAAAGGTATCAAATAAAGTCGCTAAAGAAATAGTTGAGTTATATAATAAACTTAAGAGCGATGACGATAAGAAAATTCCCTTTGAAGAAATAATAGGGATTGGTTTGAGTGGGATAGACTATAGTAGTGTTAAAGAAATTAAAAAAATACCATACGGTGTATTCTTTAAAGGTCAAAATAAATCAATAGAAAGCACACTATCCGCAGGAAATTATGTAGCGACTGAAAAGCAAAAAATAATAAGAGAAAAAGCAGAATTCTTGGACAAAGAAGAAGAGGATATATATTCCGATACAAGTGCAAAGATAAAATCTATGAAAGTAAATGCAGAATTTACAGACGGAGCGATTTATCAAAAATCTAAAGAGTTTCTACAAAAGGTGTTGATGAGATATTTAAATGATTTAGAGTATGTTTTTGATATTGAGTTTATTGTAACTAAAACAACTAAAACCACAAATAAAACAGAAAAGAATCCTAAAGGCAAAACAAATACAACTTATAAATTTAAGAGACTTAACGCTAAAAGAAAACAAATTATATTCAAAGGAGGAGGTCTTAATCCTAATCCTAAGAAGAAAAGAGAAGCCACTAAAATATTACAAAGCAAAACTAATACTGCTTTATTAAACACATTCATTAACTCTATAAGAGGAAACATAGACACATTAGAAAGAGGTATTTGATATGGCAATAGCATCGTCGCCAAGTGACTACACCACAATAGATGTAGATTATTCAACAGGCAAGGGATTCTATACAGATAAAGACGCAGTATCGGATATGCTACAAATACCCGCATTTACATCTTCTACTTTCCCTAGCCAAGCGCAAGTCGGTAAGATAATTAAAAACATAGAAGGTATTGTTGATGATAAAGTAAAAAGGTCTTATAGACCAATTATTCACGAAGACGAGTTTCATGATTTTGAATTTGTAAGACACCCAATGCAAGCGTATTATGGCGGCTATGTTGGGTTTATACAATTGGCAACTATGAAATTAAAGAAAGTTATATCTCTCAAGGTTTGGCAAGGCAATAGTTATCTTGAGTTAGCATCGGCTCAAGCAAGTGTTACATTAGACCCCGATAACTTTCAACATCTTAGAAGCATAACACTACAATTACCAAATAGCGGTGATACATTTACTTTGTTTCATCACGGAGAGGGAACTATGTCAGCACACAATACTTTCGATAGTAGATTTGGTGCAAAGACAACAGCAAGAGATATTTGTCATCTAATTAATGAAGAGTTCCCTGCTAATACTGCACAGTTTACAGGGGCTAATAGAGATAAAGAAAGGACATCTTCTCCTAATGGTTTAAGCATAAGTGACTTCTTTTATGCTTCAATAGACCCCGATGATGGATATAAAATTAACATTTCGAGTTTATTAGCAGGGGAAGATGGTTCGGGATGCACAATAACAATCGCAGATAAAGCGGGACAGAACTCACAGTCCACTTCGGAGAATTTTACTGATAAGCAAGATATGAAAAGATTAGGTAGTTTTTGGAGTATCAAAGATGACGGTAGAATATTTTTCTTAAGAGATTATCCATACCATACTCAAAACTCTATCATAGTTACTTATATTGCAGGTTCAAGCCGTGTGCCATCGGCTATACATAAGGCAACAACAATGTTAGTAGCGGCTGAATTGTTAAGACATGATGACCAAACAATAATGATTGCTGAAACAGGTGGTAATATAACTACTAAAGAAAAATATGATATTTTAACTAAAGAGGCTATGGAAATCTTAAAGGGCAAAGGCGACCTCGTATATTTATTGGAGTGATTTTGTGGCTATTGGTGATTGGCGTTCTTATGTAGTAAGAAAGAGTGCCGCCACTTACTTAGGAAGAGAAGGCTTTGGGGGAACAGGCACAAACTTAGATTCTATGAATAGAACTCAATTACAGAATCTAATTAGAGCCGCTAATGATAGATATAATCCAGAAATAAAACGGTTAGAGGCTTTAGTTGCTACTAGAGCAAAAGGTGGGTCGGCTTATAATAGAGATAAAAGCGAGTTAGACAGGTTAAAGAATCAAAGAGATAATCAAATTGCTCCGGCAGTTCAGCGACTAAAATCTCAAAAAGCAACACCTAAACAACAAAATTGGCAACAGATGTTAAAACCTAATGTTCAATCAACAGGAACTCAACAACCCGCTACAAGTGTAGTAGACGCAACAAGAAATGTTCCACCTGCTCCTAATTTACCTCCGGTTCAAGGAGAAAACCCTGCTGACTTAGCGGGCTTTGCTAGACAAAGAGGATATATGGGACAACAAACACAAGAACAAAATACCCCTACAATAGAGAGTATTCCATTACCTAATGTTCCAAAACAAACACAACAAGTTACACAAGAAGCAACACAACAGGCTTCACAGCCACCTCCTCAACAAAAACAAAGAACTGGCCCTCCTCCTAAAAGAAAGACTACAGCACAATTAAATCAAGAAGCACAACAAAGAAGACTACAACAATCTAACAATCCTCCTCCTCCTCCTAGTGATGCTGAAGGTAATCCTATCCCACCAAAAGAAATACCCGGTGTTAATCAACAATTAATACAAGAACAAAGAAAAAGACAGGATAAGTTCTTACAAGATATGCAAAGAACAGTCCAAAGAAGTGCTAAAAGCGGAAGACAACGGAGAAAAGATGCTAAGGCACAGGCTAAACAACAAAAACAACAGGCTAAACAACAGGCTAGACAACAAAAAACTCAACAAAGATTGGCACAACAACAACAAAGACAACAAGCGAGAGAAGCAAAGCGTCAAGCAAAACAAAATCCTAGAGCCGGAGGACAACTGGTTAGAAGAAATCCCGATTCAAGAAGAGGTAGCAGATTAGTTCCTAAAGGACAAATACCATCGCAAAGTAGATTAAGACAAAGACAACCTAGAAAAATACCACTAGCAAAAAGTGATGAACTTTCAAAATCAATTAAAGACATACTAAGGAGATGAGTTATGTCTAGCAAAAAATTAGTTGCAGACTTTAGAAAATTTGTAGAGATACAAAAAGAAAGACAAGCGGCTACGCAAGAACTTTCCCAAATATTAGGCATTGATGTGTCTTTTAGTGATGAAGAAGTTATTGAATATGCAATGCAATCATATACTAAAGTCCTTAGAAAGCAAATAGCGGAGGATGTTTTGAAATGGATGAAGTAAGTTTACTAATAGATTTAGTTTCAAGTAAATGGAGTTCTTCAGTTACAACTTTAATTAGTGAAGGAAAGATAACTGCTGACCATGCAGGAACTCCTAACTTCGTTGATGTTAGAACCTTAGATAAGAATAGAGGAGTTAGATATGATTTAACTGCTAAAGATGTAATTATATTCTTTGAAGATTCACAAAATATAACTTATCCAACAATACATTTTGATTTAAGAAATGAAACACATTCGTTCACAATGCACATTAGAACGATACATGATGAAAGAGCAGGAACAGATGCTAACTTTGGCAAAGATAGGCTAAAGGCTTTATACTTGATAGCCCGTCATACGCTTGAGCGTGGTCGTAAAGGATATACCGCAAGTGATGGTTCTAAGTTTAATCAAGTGTTTGTGGGTTCAAGAAGCGAAAGTAACGATAGAGCAAAGAGGTTATTTGGATATAAATTGACAGTAGAAACAAAACGATTCGCATTAACACTCCCTTAGTAAGTAGGTAAAAAGGAAGGAGAGGAAAGCATGGCAAATACAGATATATTTTTAGGAAGCGGGGCAAGTATAACATTTATACCGGAAAATGATTTATTTTTAGGTGTAGGATTAAAAAGTGGTGGAGGAGCATTAGACGGTTCAGCCCAAAGTGTTATACAAGTAAATGCAACCTTTGATACTGACTTTGAATTAGTTACTAACTTGTATAAAGGATGTCTTTTAGAAAGATACAATACAAGTGATGCCTTACAATCCACTCATAGAATAACAGCGAATACTGTAAATACTGTAACAATAACTCCTTCTGCTTCAGCCGCTTCTACTGATTATTTTGTAATTAAGTCATATGGCGCACCTGTTCCTGCTCCTGTTTCAACAGCAAAGAGATTACTTTCCGACCAATGGTTAGGTATTCTTGAAAGTGCTACTTTCCCAACAACCGAAGTTGAAATGAAACAACAAAATCTTTCTCTCGGTGGCTCAAGAAACTTTACTTATCAATACAAAGGCATTACTTCTTTTAGTGGTGGTAACTTGGGTCTTGTGGCAAATCATGGTGCATTCTTGTATTACTTCTTTGGAAAATGCACAACCTTGACTTGTAGCACAGATGCTTTGGCTACTGCTTTATCTACTGATGCACATAGACAAACATTACCCGATTCGGGAGATAACAATAGTTTCCTAATTCGTTCTATGGATGCCGGAACAAGCGAAATTCCCGCAGGTGATGATAAGACTATTGCCGGTATTGTAGAAACAGGGCCAATATTTAGAAGAGCAGTTGGTAATAAAATATGTCCTCCTATCACTCCTTTCGAGGCTACTGATGCTCAATTAGATTTTTACCATAAATTAGATAGGCCAACAGGTTCTACCACATTAACAAAAGCAATTACATATACATTCGATGAACAGGATGGAGATTTACTACCGTCCTTTTCACTAGAGCAAAATCTATCTAAACTAACAGGAACTAATATTTACAGAACAAACAATTCAGCAGAAGCAGAAGATTTGAACTTTGTTAAAATCGCTAGAGGTTGTAGAGTCAATACTTTGACTATGACCGCCAACGAAAACGAAGAAGTTAAGATGACATTAGATTTGACAACAAGAAATGTTCATGACCTTGCTCAAGATGAATTGTATGATGCTAGAAGAGGAGTTACTGATGAAACAGCATTTATCAATTACGAATCTAGCACTAATGCAGACGAAACAAGAGAGCCTTTCTTTTTCTCCGATGGAACTTTCAAACTACTAGGAAGCACTTTCTTGAAAATTAACTCATTAACTTTAACTATGAATAATAATTTACAAGATAGAAGATTCTTAGGTGTTGGTTCAAAAGATGTTCAAGAATCTATACCTGCACAAAGAACATATGAAATATCTTTTACTGGTCATGTAACAGACGATGCTCTTTACACAGCATTATTGAATGATAGTGAAGATACTTCGCAAACCATAGAGTTAATCTTTACTAAGTCTAATGGAGAAACAATTACACTAAAGTTTGAAGATTATTTCATTAGTGCAAATAACTTCCCTATTGCAGAAGATAAAGGGCCAATTGTTGTAGAAGCAACAGTAATGCCAAGAAACTTAACGCTTTGCACAGTTAAAACCCACTGGGTATTGCAGGGGTGATTAAGTGGTATCAAGAGCAGATTTGATTAAATTGACGCAATTAGAGAAGGCTAAAAAGCCAAAGCGTCAAGCAAAAAAGACAACTACGAAGGCTAAGGAGGAGAAGAAAGAAACTCCGAAGGCCGAGTAATTATAAATTCCACCAACACCGTTTGTTTGTTTGTTGGTTTTGAAGGTGGATGAAATGACTGAAAAGAAAGTAATAAGTGATAAGAGTGCTTTATTTGCACTACAAGAGCCTACGCTACATTATATCAAAGTAGCACCCGACCAAGAAGAATATCTAAAAGTGTGGGTAAAAGAACCCACATGGTTAGAAACTGAAAAAGCGTTGAATTCTGTTATGAAAATTGACACTAAGACGCAAAACTTAGATATTGATTTAAACGCCATGTATCGTTACATGATGGATAATTTTATTTCTAAGACCGAACCATCCCTCTCAACTATTGATATGCTAAAACTAAGCCCTTATGTTGGCAATCAAATTAAAGAAATTTTACCAAACCCTATGATGCTCATGCAGGAGGATGAAGAAAAAAAGGAATGATTAGGAAGGCATTGAAAGGTAAGCCTTCCGATATTAAAACTATTAGTCTAATAATGGTATATACATTATCCTCCGCATTAGGCATAAGTCCGTTAGAGGTGTATAAAATGCCGGTTAGTTTGGTAAAAGATTTATTAACTGTTCACGGTGTAATTGAAACGATAAAGAGCGAAGAGTTAGAAAAAGCAAAAAATAGACGGTGAAGTTAATGAGTGACCTCGAAAAGACAGAAAGAGAAATCGAAAGTCTTGGGGATTCATTAGCAAGTTTAGAAAGAGTTTCCTTTAGTTCCGGTATTGAGTTTAAGGGTCTGTTTAAAGAAATAACCAATGCCGCTAATTCTTTAGACGGTGCAGGTAAAAAGTGGACTATTTTTAGCAGATTGGTTTCAGGAACTCCTTTGTGGAAAGTTCAAAACTATTTAAGAGGAGCATTAGGTGTTTTGTCCGAGTTTGCAGAAGCGTCTAGGAAAAATACCGATGAGAGAAATAAACAGAATGATGCTATTGTTCAAAATATAAAACAATATGAAACTTTGAATGCCGCAATGAAAGACACAATGGTAGCATATGAAAACTACCAAAGAGGTATAGAAACTGAAGCAGAAAGCGAACTTTTGAAAGAACAAATAAAAGATACTGCGGCATTTCAAATAGCACTTAAAGCAACAGGTGACGAAGCCTATGCTATGGCTAAAGCCTACAATAGTGTTACAGAAAAACACAAACAAATGCGAAAAGAGGAAGAAGAAGTCATAAAAATGGCAAAACAGGCTCATGCTTTTGATGAAGACAGATTAGTATTAGCAGAAAAACAGGCTAGAAAAAGAGCAGAACTGCTAGGCATGGATGAAAAACAAACTAAGCGTGAGGTAAAGTTTGCTATCGGGGATGAAAAACAAAAGATGTCCGAAGAACAAGAAGGACTAGCCAAAGACAGTAAAAAAGAAGGCTTTGAAAATTTAAGAAAGAGTTTCTTTGACCCTAAACAATTCAAGGCTCTTGCTTTACCTGTTGCTCCTTTAGTTGGTATGTTTAAATTAGCGAAGAATAGAAAGAAGTTCCAACAAAAAATATTGAATTTTAACAGTATGATGCAAAAGTCAATATTGCCTAATTTACAAAAGATGATATTATTTGTTATATTTGGTGCAATAGCGTTCTTATTATTCGTAAAAGCCGCATATGAAATATTCAAAGTATTAGAAGAGATGGGGATGATAGCCGAAATAAAAGAGTTCCTTATAGGAGTATTTAGCGTAGCAATGGATTTATTCAATATAGCCTACGCTTTCATTAGTGGAGATTATGAAAAAGCATTTGAACTAATACCACCTATGCTGACTAAGATTAAAGACCTATTATTAGAAGGAGGAGAATTACTACTTGCATTAGCATGGACTACATTAACGGAAGGTTTCGGTTTAATAATAGATTTCTTTGATGCCTTTGTCAATGATGCTAGTTTTAGAGAAGCGGTGATAGGATATGCAGTCAAAGCAGGTATGCTAGTAGCAGGAGTTTGGATGGCTAGAACTCTAATCGCTATGGCATTACAACTAATTGCTACTTATTCTATACCAATAGCAGTATTTGTCTTAGTGTCTGCTTTCTTAGTAGCGTTGTATAGTAGATATAAAAAAGAGATAAATGATATGCTACTTAAGATAATTAAAGAGCCTGTAGAGTTTGTTGCTAAATTATTAGATTACATTATGAGTGGTCAGTTCTTTTCAGATATTCTTAGCACATTGAGAGATTTTGCTAAGGACTTTGTTTTCAAAGTAAAGATATTCAAAGGATTAGCAAAATTCTTAGGTGGAGTAAAAGATAAGGCTGTTGGTGCGGCTAAGTCAATATCGGGCTATAATAGATTAAGTGACGAACAAAAGAAGGTCGTAGATGAAACGGGGAATCTAAAGACTTTGATGACAGGGAACATAAAAGGTGCTTTTGCAGATGGAGGTATAGTTTCTGCTTCCGGCTTACAACTGGTTGGAGAAAAAGGGCCGGAATTAGTTAAGTTACCTGCGGGAAGTAGAGTTCACAGTAACGCTGAATCAGTAAAAATGGGAGATACAAACATCAACATTACTATAAATGCTAAAGATACTTCCGATGCTGAATTAAGGAGAATAGCAGACCAAGTTGGAAATATGATAACAAATAAAATCAATAGAAGTTTTTCTTCTAGTGGATTCGTGAGGTGATGATTTGACTACAGTATATTTGAAAATACAGAATCATAAAGACGGTGATGGACTGACTACTAATGTAATACCTCTAAAAGTAAATAGTGTAGGTATAAGTGTCAGCAAGGCGATACCTGCATTTCCTATTCCTTTATCCGGTGTAGCAACAGGTGAGTCAATAACAGCCGCATTAGATTTAGGTATGGCAACTAAAAGTATTTCATTGCAGGGTATAATAATGGATGAAACCATTACTAAAATTGTCAATAAAACATCTACTCTTAGAAAATTTACGGCACACGAAATAGCACAAATGATTGCATCCGGTGTTGATTCTACAGGGTTTGCTAAGAATCAAGCGGTAAATGAACTTGTAGTTTTGATACCATCTTTTGTTGCTAGTGATTATAATTATAGAGGAACTTGTAGTATAAGTGACCATAAAAATAAGACAGACTGTGAAGCCGGAGGAGGAACATGGACGCAAACTGTTTTTGACAATAGTAGTAGGGATGCGGGTCAAAATGTTCCATTTAATTTTGCATCAAGAGGAGATAATAACTCTTTAGATAATTTAGGAGTTCCTGCTAAAATATCTTCTTTCCCCGACTTTGAAACAGATACAGGTATGACAGGATTTATTAGAAATTTTGGATGTGACATTAGCGGAGAAGCGTTTGAATTAACATTTAATTTAGAGTTTGAGACAGCAATCATAGTTCCATAGGTGATAATATGTATGATGTGCTTATTGGAAAACAACGGGGTCTAATCTTTCCTGTCATGTGTAATGGTCATGTTAGGATAGATTATAGCGATAATACTAATTCATCTACTGATAATATAAATTATGGGTTGTTTTCTCATGCAGGAAGTTTTACTTTTGAAGCAATAGTTACACCTTATGACATAAACGGAGCAGGTCAGTGGTCTACATCAACAGATTCGGTGGGTGTGGAGACAACAACAGAAACACAAAAAGTGATGCCTTCTGTAACTAAAACTCAAAGCGGTGTTAGCGGTAATGATAATTTTAGAAGTGAACGCTATCTAAATGTTACAGATAGATTGACACATGAGATGATGCTTTTTTCTAACTCTAAGTTTTCTATATCGTTAGTAAACTCAACCACACACAATCAAAATCAACCGGCAGAATATAAAATAAAAGTAGTTTTAGATTCTCAAGCAACCATAACAAACTTACCTGTAATCAAATCTACCTCCGGTTTTGGTTGGTCTTATCCACCAACAAATGCCTTGAATACATTAGTTATAGATGGCTTCAATGAAGATGGAAGAGTGACTCATTCACATGCAGGAACTACAGATGCTTCTAGTAGTGGAGTTACAATAAATATAGATGATACTAGTAAGTTTCATGTCAATCAAGAAGTTTTCTTGAAAGATGGTTTTAATTATACCTCTTTAGGAACTATTGCTTCAATAAACACAGGTGTTAGTTTCGATTTAGCAAACGCACCTTCTAGCACAATATCTACATCAACTAAAATATATGTCCATTCTTACAAAGATGCTTGCTACATAAACAATCAATTTCACATAGCATGCTCATACAATGATATATCTAAAGAAGTTAGAATATACTTAAATGGAATATTAGTAAAGAAAAATACATTAACGATAAATGATTTTGTTATGCCACAAGAAGACTCATTTATTGGCAATCATCACAATCCAAGTTTTTCTACTGGTAAAGGTAGCACTACTCACAACAAACAGTTTATGGGAGAAATGCATGAAATGTCAATGGTGACAACAGTTAGAAAAAAGTTTTTAATAAATAACTTACTTCCTAATTTAAATGACACTTTATTTTATTTTAGATTCGAGGAGGTAGATGAATGACATCAACAGTAGTGGCCTTTACTCCATCTAAAGACACATTGACCTTCGATAGAGCAAGCACAACTAATAGTAACGCTAATCTAACTGTATCGCCAAATACTAGTGGGCTATTTATTGGAATGGTTGTTACAGGGAGTGGAATACCGGATGGAACAATAATAACTGGCCTAAGTTCAACAACTGCTGTCTTAAGCAAGTCGGCTACTAATTCTACAACTGCCGATAGAACCTTTACTAAATCAGCGTATGAAGTTCCCCCAAATCCTTTATTGTGTGCAAGCACATTATCTCCGATTAGTAGTGGCTCGGTTGTAGATAATTTTGGTGCTGTAATAATTGAAGAGGGTTCGGGAAGTATTGTATTAACTCCCATAGGTAGGTCACAAATTGCTAACTGCAATGTTACATTAGGCAGTGAAAAGGTTACTTTATCTAGTGGAAATACTAACTCATTGTATGTTGGTCAAAGCGTAACAGGAGTAGGTTTTACGGGCATAACTGCTACAATCAAAAGCATACCATCAAGCAATACATTTCATTTAACAGAAAAAGCGAGTGCTACTGCTACTAATACGACATATACTTTAGGGCTAGAACATCAAAATTTGCAGAACACAAACGGTAATGTCATAAAATGTTTTGATGATTTAACACAGACAGGAATAAATATTAACAGCGTAAATTTAGACACACATCATCTATTCGCTATGATTCATTCTAATGATAGTTCTAAGCATCATTTTGCTAGAGTCAAAGAGAAACTGAATGATGATGTAGTCGGAGACTCTTTTGAATTTGAACCGAAATTAGGGAATGAAGTAAGCAAAGGAATTAAATTCAAATTGTATTCTACTCCTATTCCTACTGATAAAACTATAGTGGCTGTTGGTCTTGGAATAAAAAATAGCATAGGTCATAATGCGGGTCTATCAAGACCATTGTTTTATTTCTTTGATGAAAACACAGATAAGAAAAATCAACTTGACCACAACAAAAAGTATAATATTTTATATTCGGAACTAGATTTCTTTTCGGCAGGAACAGATACTCTAACAACAACTAGTTTCTTTACTACTATGCAGGACTTTGGTTTTGAGGTTATTGATTATAGTAGGTTCTCCTTAAGGACTAGGTTAGTAGATAGGTTGAGGGAATTAGATAGTCCCGTCGTTATGAATACAGTTAATGGCAATGAAGGTGGTATTCCTTTACCTGATTATACACCATTTGATAGAGATAGTTGCTTCTGTCATGCTAGAAGGGATGACGATGATGAAGTAACAAATTTAGCAACTCAAAATTATACTGGCCCTATTAGATACTTGTCGTATAATCTTTCCAAAGATAAGGCCAACTTGAGTTACAATGTCATAGACCAACTTTTGTATGAGTCTATGGGAGCAAAAGGAAGTTTGGCCGAAGTGAAAATAGCAGACCCATTTAGAATAATAACTACAAAGATGGGAGACAATGAACCTCTTAGAATTAGACAACAGTTATTTACGGGAGACTTTAATGAATTTAAAACATTTAACGCTAGCATTGTTTCAAATGCGGGAGGGACAGTTTACAACATAAGAACAGACCACGACTTAGGTAGTTATCTAAATATCGGGGATGAAGTTAGAGTAGGTAGTAGAATATTAGTTGTTGATGCTTTAGGGAGTTTTAGTAATACTGCACAAACTATTACATTTGACACCTATCATAGATTAGAAACTGAATCATCCTTTACAGTAGGGAGTGTTCCAACTTTAGCAAATGGCAGTTCATTAGAAAGAAGAGCGTATAATAAAAGAGATAAAACCCTTCTAACTGATTTTCCATTAATAGATAATAGAGAAGCAGATTTGTATGTTAAATTATTATCAAAAGAGTTTTCCTTTTTGTATGCTAGTGTGACTTCTACCGATGCAGAAAAAAAATTAATCACTTTAGATTTTTCAAATAAAGCATATTATGACTCGGATGGTAACACTAGTAATGAACATGAGTATCATGCTCAAGGAACTATGTTAGACTACATGGATGGTCAGTATGCTATTTTAGTAGAAAAGATAGATGGGACTGTTGAAAGAATAGATAACTACAAAGAAAATGGATTGACGCAGGTTAAGTTAGCGGGTAGAAGTAAGATAAGGCAACTAATATCTCCCATCATAAATAAGAATACTTTGTTTTCTCAAGATATAATCTATTCAACTCAAAGCCCGTATAATAAACTTGTAAGTGTTGGAGTAAACTTTACTTGTGAATTTGATAGTAAAACATTAACTGCTTCGGGCAGTATAACTTTAGCAACAGGCGACAAGGTTTATCTTAAACATGCTTCGGGCATGATGGGATATATAGGAGAAATATCATTAGGAAAGACAGATACTAGTTTTACACTAGTAGATAAAGCAAGAGCGCAGGGAACTACACTTGCAGGATTTAAAGAATCTAATAAGAGTTATATGTTAAATAAAGCATTAGCGACCAACAACTTTGTAGATTCTACTACAAGTTTAAGTGGTGCATCTAGCAAAGGATTAATCTTTGATTCAGGAGTTAAAATAACTTCAACAGGTGAAGAAGGAGATATTTTAATTGGTAGTAGTGGAAGTGATAACGAAAATGCTACAGGATATTTCCTAAGTGATGTTGCTAATATGAAAAGTGATTCCCACTTCCAAACTATATTAGAGGATGAAAATGGAAATAGTGAAACCTTTGATACTGTAAATACTCTTATTGATTTTGAAATAGTCAATACCAAATCCGCAGGTGAAAATAAGGGAACTATTGTAACTATCGCTCCATATAACCCATTAACTTTAGGTAGAGTTGATATTAATTATGCTAACACGCAAGATACTGATTTTACTTTGGTTGGTAAATTAACACATAATATGACTCTTGCTAGAAGATTTATAGAAGTAGATAGCGACACTGCCCTATCTTCTTTTAATAATATTAGAGGAGAAAAGAATTTACATGGTAAGCCTTTGTTTGTTAATGGTAAGTTTTTGGCAAACATATTACAAGTTGAAAAGGATATTAATGTTACAGTAAATGCAACAACTGTCGCTAATGGTGACGCTACATTAACCGTAGATACAAGTAAATTATCAGCAGGAATGGTAATAGATAACACTACTCATTCTAACATTCCCTCATCCGCTACTATAACTTTCGTAAGTAGCGATAGCGTTGAAATGAGCATTAATGCTAATGGTGTTAGTGCAAGCCCTACTGAATTTTCATTGGCTAGTAATCAATGTAGAATAATATTAGACCGAGCAGTTGGTGTTCATTCTTTCATAAGAGCATCAGTAGTTGCAGGTTCTCCTGTAGTAAAAAATGTAGATACTGAAAAGTTATTTGTCGGCATGCGAGTGATAGGCACAGGCTTAACAGTTGGAACTACTTACTTAATTGAAAGTATAAACAAAGAAGAAAGGTCTATCACTTTAGACAACAATGCGGAACTTACTATCAATGTAACAACTGTATTCACCGCTTTTTTCCAAAGTGGAATGTCAATAGATAGATTAGAAGGACATCATAATCAAGACGATGTGAGAGAAACTACTAAGTTCACGCATGAACTGAATTTATTAAATGGTGGTCACTTACATGGAGGAAAAAACATTGCATTGTTACATCCACAGGTCAATCAACTAAATGTAAATAACATTACTAGTGTCTTAGATTTTAAATTGGAAGCCGAGCATCCCGTGATGTATCAAAGCGGAACTAGGGCGCATGGACTTTCAACTAGTGCTAGAGTTGATAGATTAGGGAGTTATCAATCCCAATTTGGTTCTTCTAATTATAGATTGATTAATTTAGAGAAAGGTAATTTTAACAAATCAAAACAACTTTTATTCGATAATTCTACAATGTATGAAGACCAAACTAGTAAAATAAAATATTATGCTAGTGCATATAGATATAATGCGGGACAATATGTTGATGGTATTCGTCAAGATAATATAATAGGGACAGATATATGTCAAAGAAACTTCATAGGAGAAGGTAGGATAGAAACCGTTAGCGGTAATTCTGTAATAGATATAACAGTAGAAGCATTCATTTCGGGAAGCACAAATAGTTTCTTTCATAATGTATTTAAAGTGGGTCAAAAAATAACAGGCACAGGAATACCCGATAATACATTTATTGGTGCTACAGTTGGTGATGGTGCTTCGGGCGACCTTGTATTACAGGCCAAACTTGTTACACTAGAAGGGACGGCAGTAAACGCAACCGCTTCTAATACATCAATAACGGCAAGTTTCTTTTCTTTTGACAATAAAAGAATATTAGAATCAAGAGGATTTTTACCTAGCATCGGAGATAGATTTTTTGAACCAACAACATTAGAGCAGTTTCACTCAAACCCATTTGAATTAACACAATTTAGACAGGGAGGTAAACCTAAAATATTCTATACACCCCATGCCCATACTAAATTGGCTACATATGGCCCATCTTCATATCCTAACTTAAGGCCAACAAATAACAATAAAGTTAGGCACTTAAACTCTCATCAATATAGAGATAAGTTTGAACAAATAGACCCTAAAGTTGCTAGAATGTTTTTGTTTAGTAATAGTGATTTATTGCCTTATTCTTCTACGAGAAAGGATAGCCTACTTAATAGAACTAAAGATAGAAATATAGTGAACTACTCTTTATTGACTGTAGGTGAATTAAATATTACAAATCATTCGGAATTGAAAGAAGGTTCTAAAGGAATAACTAATACTATTACTGCTTTAGATGATTCTTATAGACAACATAATATTCTTTCTGCTTTTGATAATAAAGAGATAAATAAACTAAGAAGATTTAGTATTATGAGATTAACCGAGTTAGTTTTCGATTGTTTCTATAATCAATTTGACCCCGAAAATATACCGGAAAGCACTAAAAACATAGGCTCTATTAATCTATATCCACAACATACCATTACTTCGCTAAACATGCATGTTACAAATGTTAGTGGAAAAGTGCTAACCGTTGCCGCAAACCCCACCACTACAGTTCAACCCGAAGATATAATTGTAGACAGGGCAGGTAGATTTATTGGAGTAGTAGCAAGCACATCAAGTAATAGTATAACATTAATAGATAAACCACATAGAACAATAATAAGTGGTGCAACAAACGCTGTTGCTCACTATCAGCCTACTGTTCCTAGACAGGATGGTAGTGCGCCTAATGGAGCGATTATGTATATTTGTGTGATAAAACATGCAACTACCAATCAAGCACTCGAACAAGTAATAGCATGTCAAACTGTAAATGGAAGTAAGACCGTCACTGTTCTTTCTGCAAGCAATATGGATAAAATTCATGTTGGAATGACAGTTACAGGAAATGGAGTTCAAACGACTTTTACTGATAGAGTAGCAAGCATAGACTTTGCTAGCAATCAATTTGAATTATTGTTTAACTCGAATTCTTCTCAAAACCCAACAAATTTAACCTTTAGAAATAAACAAGGAACTGCTAATATTTCAGGATATAATACTCAAAATGATTTCATTCAAGGTGATGGTGATATTAACCCAATGCAATTTGTAACGATGCGAGGATTAGCGAGTGATGGGGGTGGTTTTCCTAATAACTATGTTTCGGCATTTACTCCGCAAGGTCAAGGAACGGGAACTGGTGCGGCAAGAGGAAATAATGATAGTGGCTATGGTGGAAACAGTGCAAATTTCTGCGATACTTCATTTAGCGATAGAGTTGGAGTAAATGCTATGGGAGGGTCAGTGACTAATTTTGCTCAAGATAATAGTATTATATTGCCTATGGTATTAACAAGTGAAAGATTTTCTTACTTTTCTTGGCTAGCAGAATTTAGTAAATTTACAGGCACTACTAGTTTAGCGTCACTAACTAACTTTTCACCATTTCCAATGATGTCGGAGTTGGCTAATACTTTATCAACTCCGCAGTCTACGCAAAGCGCATTTGGAATAACTAAACATAATGCGTCAAATTTTCAAAATATGATTCATAAAGCGACTGTTAGGAAATATCAAGGTTTTATTCCTGTATTTTTAGACAGGTGGGGAATAACCGGAGGCAATGGGGCTAAAGTAGATATTGGCATGGCCGCTACTAAAATTGGTTCTGCTAGAAACCTAAACATAGATGGTAGTATTAAGCAAGAAATTAGATATGGATTATCTACAGTAACTAGAACTAGAGATACTGAAGGAAATGTATTTGGCGACCAAATAGGTTTCGCTACTAAAACACTTAGCACAGACAAATTTAATGGAGGAAGGTTGGATTCGGGAACTCTTACTGATTTTGATACTGATAAAGAATATGATGATGATGCAGATGGTGTGTTTGGTGGATTCAAGCCGACATTAAGAATTGATGTAGGTTTTAAAACTTCTTGCGTTTTCAATACCGTAACGGCAACAGCCGCTAGATTAGAAGACACAAATAATCAAATTCATGATGACGAAGAGTTTACTTCATTAGGAGGGGGTAGTGAAGTTTATTTGTATGTAGATAGCCCTAATGTTCCTTTCTTTACTAGAACACATGAAATCAGCACATTCCCTACGCCCGATACTGTTACTATGTCTAACAATGCTACAATATCAGGAACAGCAGATGCCATATTTAGTAGAAATAAAGTAGGGACTAAAAAAGCAACTAATGGAACTGATGTCACGGTATTAGCATTCACTGATTATTTTTTAACCACCAACGCAGGTAGCAATAATACTAGTGAAACCCACATTAGAGCAGATAATCCTCTTTGGTTAAGCCATGTAGACTTAACAGGATGTTATTTGGTATCGGAAGAAGTTAAGATTGATGATGGAGATGGAGGGGTAGAAGACTACGAAACAGCAAATAAGGGAGGAAGCAGGTCAATAGATAATGTGCTTTCACACAATGCATCTATTGATTTAGGAACTCCTAACCATATTCTCTATGTTATATCACATGAAATAGACACGACAAGAAGAGACAGAACTCATATATTAACAGTAAGTGGTAATTTCCCTTCAGAAAAATCGTCTGCTTTAGACCCAAGTAGATTGAAAACATTTAGGATAATGCAACCTAACCATACTTGTTTTTATGATTTTAGTCCTAAAAAAATTAGATTAAATCAACTATCATCACAATATACGAAAAAACCTAAAGATAATTTAACTTATACTACAATAAATAATTTCATTTACGGAGATAAATTAGGCAGTAGGAATGATGAAGGAAACAATGAGGGGGTTCTTTCCATGTATGTAGCAGTAGATGTAGATGGACAAACTAGTGAAAATAACATAGTGATTACGAATCCTGTTAATATGAGAAATAATATAATGACAGAAGGTAAGTTGCAGATGAACTTTAGTGATGGGGATAACAATAACTTTACAACAGTAGATTTCACTGATGCGGATAATGAAATTGGTTTTGAAATGACCCTTGAAAATCAAAAAGAATTATTAGGTATAGTTTCTGTTTCCGAGACTATGGATGTTTTAGTGGGGACTAATGATAGCATAAATGCAAAAAGAGCAATAATAGGTTCTAGCGTTTCTATTGCATCGGACACAGATGACTTAATTAACGAATTACTCGAAGAGAATGATATTGATTTTACACAAACCCCTACATCTTATCCATTCGTAGTTGCTCCTAACTTTAGAGGAGTTGATTTATTTTCAGCAATTAAATTTTTAACAATTAAAAAAGATAAAACATTATTAGAGCAAGGTGGTTCTTTTACTATCAAAGAAGATACCGAGCAAGATTTATCGTCTAGGATTTTCTTTAACACTGTAGATAATAACACTGAAATATTCTCTTATAGTAGAGAAAAGAGCGAATTTGATTTATTCAATGAAATAGAAGTATTTGGTAAATTCCACAAAGGGGTAAGAAAAGAACTTAGAAGCATAAATAAAAGAGGTAAGAAGACTTTACAAGTGTTTGAGAATGAACTCACTACTCAAGAAGATGTAGACAAAAGAGCATTGCAGTTGTTAAAATTACACAACGATGAAAGTTTTGGCCTTAAATTAAATGTCGGACACAAAGGGGTTTCCCAACTTAGGGTGGGTGATGTAGTTACTGTAGAAATACCGCAAGAAGGCATAACAAGAAGGGAGTTTATTGTCTTAGAAATACAACATAATCTTACTGGAACTATGGATTTAGAATTAGGAAGTTACACTAAAGGGTTAGAGGATAGATTTGCTGAATTAGCAATAGCAAATAACGCAGTAAATAATAAGATTAGGGAAAATGATTTTGATGATGTTGCACAGAAATTCGACATAGTAAAGTCGGCTAAAATAAAACCCTTGAAGTTCTTAATAAGAAAAACCGAAGTTCCGCTTGGGTCTTTCGCCTTGAATACTAACACACAAACACTAAATACGAATGCCGAGACATTGAACATAGGAGTAACAACAATCACTACATTAGTGGAGGAAGAGTTTTGATAACCGAGAAATTACAGAATTTGATTGCGAATAACATAGCGACTAGTTTAATTAATAGTGCCAAAGTAGGTTTAGGAGGCAACTCTACCTTTCCTACACAGGCAGATTTAGATGTTCCGTTAGCAAGCGTAAGTGCTACAAGTGTAGTCACAAACGATGCTAACTCGAATGTTGTTCAAATCAAGGTAACTGTAAGTGGAAATCAGGCAGGTATGACAGGTCAAGTTCTTAGAGAAATTGGATTATTTAATTCTAGTGATTTAGTAATTAGACAAAATTTTGATGGAATAGGGCCATTTTCTTCAAACGATACTTTAGAATTTTTTATACTATTGGAGGTAGAGTAATATGCCAACAGAAGCAAACCCGCACCATTTTTCTAAGCAGACAAAAGATGATGTCGCCATTAGTCAAATAGAAGATGCAGTAGATTTTCCACATACGGGGCTAATTAAGGCTTTAAGTTTAGGAATGAAAGGAAACTATGTAATTAAAGATTCAGCGACAGGGTTTGATATAACTCAAAGTTCTTCATCAAGCAGTGCTGTTGTTGTAGAAGCGGGTAAAATATTTAGAGATGGTATTCTAACAGCCGCAACTGCTCAAACTACATTTGCTCAAAGTGATTTTAATAATACTGTAAACGCACATCACTTGTTAGTAGTGGCTTCTAATAATGCTGTTGTTATCCGTAAATTTGGAACAGGCGGAATTTATGGAGGAGCATCTAATGTCACAAATAAAATACCTCCATACACAGAAGGAGATACTATAATAGCCATAATTAGTTTTACTGCTGATGGGTTCAACGATATGAAAGTCCAATATTTAACAACAGGAAAGGTTGCTAATGGTGTAAGTATTGGTTATGACAATTCGGGATATGACCAAACAATGTCTATTACAGGGGGTAGTGGAAAAACAACATTTTTATCCGAAGAAAATCAAGTAGTAGTAAAACTTAATGGAACTGGTTCTTCTAACGCCTTTCAAATTACAGATAGCGCAGACCAACTACAATTTGCTGTAACTGGGGATGGAACATTAACTACAGACCTTACTGCTAGTAGAGCATTAGTAACAGATTCTAGTAAAAATATTACTGCGAGTTCAGTAACTTCTACTGAATTAGCGTTGTTAAGTGGTGCGGCTTTTGGTATCGGTAATAACAATATATTAAGAGCCAATGCAAATGTAGTTGATAACGACTTCTTGAGAGTTGATGGAACACAAATAGAAGGTAGAAGCGCAAGCGAATTAGCGTCGGACATAGGAGCATTGACAGGAACATTCGGCATAGCAAACAATAACATATTACAGGCTAATGCTAACTTAGCGGATGATGATTTCTTAAGAGTAGATGGAACACAAATAGAAGGTAGAACTGCGGCTCAAACATTATCGGATATTGCCGCTATGCCATTAGCAGGTGGAACATTTACAGGAGCAGTTACAGTTGATACAGGTCAAACCTTTTCAACTCCTAGATTACCAACTGTTTCTGTAAGTGCTAGCACTACTTTAACAGAAGCAACTCACGCAGGAAGGTATTTGATTTGTGCAGGAAATGTAACGCTACCTTCTACCTCCGCTACAGGAGTGCATTTTACTATTCTAAATACAACAGGAGGTAATATTACCGTTGCTAGAAATGGTAATAATATCAACAATGCGGCTTCCGATATTACCGTTGGAACATTTAATGGTGTAACTTGTATTGCTATTGGCAGTAATAATTGGATTGCATTAGGAGTGTGATTATCATTTATCTTGCTGTTGCAGGGGCTTGTGCTGAAGATAAGGCTAATGCAGGTGGTGGAGGAACGCCTCCTGCGGGAATAACACCACCTAGCCAAATATATACTGCGGAGTCTAGCGGAGGTTCAGTAGGAATAATTATAAATACATATGCAGTTAATTTTAATCAATTCTTTATTAATGGTTCTCTTCCAATTCAAATACCTGCCCTTAGCGGAACTGCCACAAATAGTGCGAGTATAACAGCAACAAATCTAACTTTAATTGGTCAGCCTTTTTTTATTAGAGTAGAAACTACAATACCTGCAACTTCATTTAATTCTATCATGAATAGTGGATTTACCGGAGGAAACTCAACTAATTACTTATTTCCAACTATAGGTTTCTTTTTAGAGAGTCCAAACGGAACTGTGAGTAATTTGGCTTATGACATAGTGGCTGTTCAATCTAATATAACTAATACGCTTGCTCTATGGCAAGGCGACCCTGCTCTTGCGCCTTTTAATTTTGCTTATACAGGTAATAATTGGCCTTTGCAGGATTCAACGGATTTTACCAACGGACATCTTCTTGCATTACCAATTATTTCAGTCGGAGCAAATGGTGGATTAGGGTCGCATGGGACTTTAACAAATAGTTTGGGCATGCAATTACCGCAGAACCTCACATATAGCGGAGTTTTAATTCAAAATGCGGCAGGTAGAGGTGGTGGAAATGTTAGTGCAAATGCGGGAGAAACTTTGAGAATTGTTTATCAATTTCAAGCACAAGTTGGTGGTAGCACAGAAATAACGGCTGTAGAATATAAATTAACATTAAGTTAGGTGATTAAATTGTTAGGAATAAATATACCCGAAAACGAAACAACAGATTGGAAATTAGAAATGGATAATGGAGAACTTTCACTAATTAAAAAAAGCATAGGTTCTATCATGAAAGATTCTGCAACAGAATATTATCAACATCAATGGTTATGGGATAATGCTACAGGAGATATATTAGTAGCGGGTTTAGGAATAGGTTTTCTAAATAAAGAATTAATTGATAATCATAACTTTA